AATGTGCTACTTTCTTCGGGTTGGTCGCAACCGACCATACGCGCCAGGGAATCGAGAACGTTGGCGGCAGTTTGCATTTGGCCGCGTTTTACGGCGGAATTGAAGAGGCGGGAGCGCATGGAGAAGATGCGCGAGGCCATTTCGTCGCGTTCTCGCTCAAAATCTTCGCGGTTTAGTGCTTGAACTGCTTTCCAATCGCGGAATGCAGTGGCGCGACCCACCTGTTCTTTTGCTGCGTGGTCGAGAACCAGCTGAAGTGCAGGCAATCCTTCGAGTTGGCGGCGGTAAAGCCGCATAATTCGAGCTTCTTGGATGTCCTTGGGGTTTTTAGGGCCACCGATTCGCCTTACTTCTTTGTGTTCAGTGGTGTTCTCGTCCATAACAAAAGGCACGACCTTTCTCGCCAGATTAGCAAGTTACAAAGCCACATATCAGGTGCTTTTTTATTTTGGGGTGTAGCACATAAGAGTTTTGCTTTTTGACCCCTACCCCCGGTAGCACAATAGAAACATCTGGCGATATTTATTTAAGTTCCCCGTTTGTCGATAGCACTTGTAACATTTGCTACACTACCCCCATCAATATGCTACTTTGTATCATTTTATACTTGACTTGTGTCGCACAATGCCTTACATTAAGAAAGTGGAGGGCAGAGCTACGGCTCACCTCACAACCTGGACAACTGCATAGCTGAACCGTGCGGGCTCGTGGTGCGTCCCACTCCCTTTGTTGTCTGGGAGAGGCACAAGGCAAGCCACGCCGCGCGGGATGGAGCAACCCCAAACGTCCTATTGTCTCACATTGACATGAAAAGCGCAACGACTCACACCTTCAGCGGACTGCAATCGTTCGCCGTGGAGCTGTATAGCAGCACCTATAGCGACGACAGCAGGATCACGCTCCGTGATACCGACTCCGGTGACAAGCTGGAGTTAGAGGGTCTGACTAACGCCGTCCTCCGTGGCGCGGTGCTCAGTTACGTCTCTTATCTCGGGTATCGCAAGGAAGACGCGAGCACCCGCGAGTTTCTTCAGAAGCTTTCGGAACAGCTCGCCAGCGCACTTGAAAAGGAGGAAGCGTGAGACACCTTGTCACCCGCTACGCCGGAATCAGCTCAGGCTGGGTACCGGCTCACGGATCACGCCCGCGCACCAAGCAGCAAGCCGAGTTATTCGCTCGGCTCTGCCGCGCGGTGAACGGCGATCGATTCTGCTACAGAGTCGAGACACTCTCTCCCGAACTTCCTTCTTTCCTCTGATGTCTGAAATCACCAGAGCGGAGTTAATCCGCTCTTTTCTTCCTGAAGTCCAGCAACGTGTCCAGGCTGATTGTTTCGACGAAGAAGAGCTTTACCAAGCTCTCTGTGTCGTCACAAGAATGAATTCTGAGACACGTTCTGACGCTGAATGTGAAGATCTGGCAGACAATGTTCATAGCTGGATCGTATCTCGCATCGTTTGATTCACGCTCCAGGGTTAACGCCCTGGGGCACACTTCCTTCAATGACATGAAAGCACCAAGTCTCGACTGCGATGCAGCCCGCGAATTGGAACTGTACGCGACGAATGTTGAAATCTGGTACAAGCCAGTGATCAAGAATCTGAGCAAACACTACAAGCGCGGCAACTTCTCACTCGACCTGGCGATCCACTCAATCGAGCGTTACTGCCTAACCCCTGCGGCTAAGCAGTACCACCGCGAGCATGGAAGCATGACTTCTAAGTGGAATGACACATTCCCGAAATTTGTTCGGCTCCATGTAGCTGAGCAGATTGCGCTCCAGTGGGTAGAAGAATTCAAGCTCGGCAACTTCTGGGATTGATTATGGTCACCGAAAAGTACGACTTGCCCTCTCACTGGGCAAGTTATTTAATCAACGGAGACGCCACATCGTTCAGCCTGAATGATGACGGCGGAGACGCTGAAATCGCATTAATCGACGAGATTGTCTCAGACATAGACACTAAAGGTGGCGCGATCATTACTTGCTCTGAGGAATCATTCTTCAGCAAGTACCACGACGCACAACCTTACGGTGTTCTTGCCTGTGACTGCCTCGAATACACGTTCTATCTATGACTTACCACCAGTTCCGTGATGATCTCGGGGAGCCTTATGGCTCCTTCGAGGTTTTTTATGACATCAAGGCTCTGACTCCCATGGGGAAAGAAGTCGATCCAGGCTGGTACTGGTGGGCTTGCTTTCCAGGCTGTATGCCGGATGGCGATCCAGCAGGACCATTCGAGTCTGAGCAAGATGCGATAGATGATGCCCTGGCTTGACCAGGGCTTTTTACTTTCAGATAGGAAGTGGCTCTGTAGTGTCGGCGGTGTAGATCCAGTAGTAAGCGTCATCGTCCCAGCCTTTGGCGACGATCTTCCACACACCCTTGAATGACCATTTTTCGATGAGAGCGCAAGCAGCGTTGTAGTGGTTTTCATGCTCGTTCGAGCCGTAGTGCCATGGGATGCAGGCGTTCCAGCGCTTTCCCGTGGATCCGTTATGAATGGCCTTAACGCGGGTGCCGCGATGAGTGGTGGGGCGAAGCACGTAGGTCTTGATGACAGGACCAGTCAACATGGTGCGGTGTTTCAACTTGTGCTACTGTAGCACAGTAGATTGCTCACCACCCATGAGTGAAATTATTCAGGTCGAGGACATTGAAGTCCTTTGCACCAACACGGACCAGGTGGAGCTGCGGATTGTCGCGATCATCGACGACATGGTGCAGACCCACCCAGCCATTTTGTTTCCGCCTGACATCGCGGAACCCGCGCAGTTCGGACCAGCCAGAGCCGTCACTACTGTGACGCTTGAACTCGACGGATCTGACCTTGAGTGGGAGGTGCTGGAGCAATGAAGCGCACCACTCAAGAGATCACGCTCCACCAAGCTCTGGCTCAGCGGTTGCTGGACATGGGTTTGAAGAAAGCCGATGTGGCTGCAACGCTCCAGCGGAAACACGGCATGAGTCGTGCCACCGCTTACAGAGATGTGGACACCGCCGACATTCTCCGTGCTTCGGAAGATCCAGCCCTGGAAGCAGAGCCGGTGCCTGCCATCGATTTTGCCGACAGGGACGCATTGATGCGGATGACGCGCCAGCTCCTGATCGAAGCGTTCCAAGCAGGCAATGTTCAGGACTATGCCCGTCTGGTGCGCGAATACGAAAGGCTCGCCCGTATGGGTGGCCTGAAAATGTCTCACGAAGCGTGAGATTTTGTCTCATACGAACCAATGACTGATTCCCTGCTTCAAGCCTGGGCCAACGCAAACCCAGATTGCTCCATTCACGATTTATCCACCGATCAAATCATCTCTTCCGTGAATTTCTTTCCCAATCGCCTCACAGACACCTCTCGTCCCAGTGCCCCTTCGGGGGCTACGGACTGGGAGCCAATCACACGCTGGACACGCGCCAGCTCTACAGGTCGTTTAATTCGTTGCCCGCATTGCGGCACCGAAGCCCGCGTGTATCACTTCTCATGGTCTGCATGTACGTGCCAGGGATGTGATCGCATGGTGGGTAAGTACGACTGGAGCCAGCACCGCTGATGGCTTTCCTATCCGACGCGGCGCGTAAGTTTCTGGCGAACCAGCCAGACCCTCCACGTCCCACCCCAGAACAACAGCGGGAGCACCTGCGACGGATCCGCCACGCTGAGCGGTGGGTCCGGGAACAGCGGATGGAAGACATGGCCCAGATCGTTGGACGTTCCAGGGATGAACTCATCAACGAAGCCATCGACGAATGGCTAGCCAACCATGAGCTGGACTACCTCAAGCGCCAGGATCAAATTTACGAACACCTTGCAGCTATCAAAGCAATTCAGCAATGACACAGTATTTCGCCTTCCGTTCCACCCACTACCGCATGGAGTGGTCAGTGGAAGCCGCGGATGAAGAGCAAGCGTTCCAGCGCTTGGAAAAGTTGAAAAAGATCAACGGATTCGACGATCCGAAAGCTTCTTGGGCGCTCAACAAGGTACACAAGAAACGCCCCAGGGGATACAAGTCCGCCGCATCTTGTGGCCTCAAAGTGGAGCCAGCAAAATGAAGCTCAATAACTTCACGCTCCAAGAGCTTCACTTGCTTGCAGACTCCCTTTATTGGGAGTTTGCGGTGTTTGAAAAGTCAGGCTGGAGTGATTCAGCTCGTGCCAGGCAGATTGCAAAGCTCCAGGGCAAGATTCACAATTACATTGACATCCAAGAGGGTCGAGCATGAGCACCAAACTCAACGGGACTAGGTATTCACCAGCAGGTAGTCGCGTTCCAACTGAACTCCTGCCGACTGCCATTCGTTATGAACGTGCCAGGGCTGTTGTCTTTGAGCAGCTGGGGCAGTTTGGCCGCGCCAATGAGTGTGTAAGGCTCACCCGCATTTATGAACAACGTGCCATGGAGGAGTGCGCTGAATGACGGCTTTTTACGTTTTCTATTCCTGCTTCTATCACACGGAAAATGCCATTGAGGCTTCCAATGAAGAAGAAGCACGCAGAAAGCTAACGGTCATCGAATGGCTCCAAGGATTCCACGATCCAGTAATGCCTTGGGAGCTGGTGGACGTTAGATCAAACCCAAGGCCAACTTAGCTCCACGTCTCCAAGCCACACGTCCTCATCGTTTACATCGATAGGGCGTGCGGCAACGTATTCGCCAAATAGCTGCTTCAAACGTTCCAGGGATATTCCCAGGTCTGCCGCTTGAATGGCCACGTTGGTTGTCCCTTTGTAGAGACGATCCAGTGCTTCTTCTATTTCTTGAGGGCTTGCTGGGCGTTCCAAATGTCCATTCTCTCCAGCCATTGACACTCCGCCCCACGTAATTCTAACTCATTGAGCAAGCGAACCTGCGGTGCTCCGCTCCGACGTGCCACCACAATGGCTCCGCTCTTTGGCTTGAGCCCAGTCAGGGTCTGGAGTCCCAGGGAATACGCTCCAGCCTGGCAGATGTAGTTAGCCAACATTTCTTCGCTGCGGGCGTTCACGCTGGTTTTCCAGTCAGCGATGCAGAGCGTTCCACCTACATCGAGCAGGGCGTCTGCTGTTCCAGCCCAGCCTCGTGGGTCATGAATGGAAAATTCGATCGCATGAATGGCGGTTACGTTCTCTCCGATCCAAGACCGTAGACCTCGGGCGTAGCCACTGGCGCTCCAGGAGACCCTAGGAGCCCCTTGAATGGCCTTTTCGATGGCCCAGC